TGGCTAGCGCCGCCAGCCAGTCCTGCCATGCGGCGCTCATCATCTCCATGGAGCCGGAGACGGTCGAGGAGGCCTCGTTGGCGGTGTTTCCCGTCAGGCCGAGCGCGTCGACTCCCTGCTCGAGCATGTCAGTGACCGCCTGCTGGTACTCCGCCACGGGCACGTCGGTGAGCGACTCGTAGGACTCCGACAGGAATCCCGCGGCCTGCGCCTGCTCGAGGAAGTCGGCGCTCGTCGCGGGCAGGATGCCGCTGAACTGGTCGGCGATGGACTGGTAGGAGCTGGTGCTCCTCGTGATCATCTGGTACTTGTCGTTGAGCTGGCCGATGTCCTTGCCGGTGCCGGTGGCGTAGTCGGAGATGGCCTGCATGCCCTTGCGAGCGGTCTCGTAGCCCGCCTCGTCGCCCATGGTCTGGGCAAAGGTCGCCCCCACCGAGTTGATGGACTCGAGGTACTCGTTAGCGGACATGTTGAGGTCCTTGTAGGCGTTCTGCGCGTCCGCCAGGATCTGCCCGTAGTCCATCTCGTCGAAGATCTTCTGCGCGCCTCCGGACAGTTGCTCGTACTGCGAGAAGCCCGAGAAGGCGTCGCCGATGACGTCCACCGCCGCCTGCGCGCCGGCCTGCGCCATGTCGGCGAGGATGTTGCCCACCATGACGGCGCCGGCGCCGATGGCGCCCTGCATCCCGCCGGAGAACGCGTCGCCGAAGAGCGTGCCCTTGTCGCCGCCCTTCGAGATCTCGCCGTCCAGCACGTTCGCGAAGTTGCCCGCGGCCTTCGGCGTGACCTCCACGTAGGCGGAGCCCACCTTCGCACCGTCAGCCATCGTCGCCCCCCTTCCTCGGCCTTGCCAGCACGCGCATGAGCTCGTCCGCGCCCATGGCCACGGCGCCCATCTTGCGCTGGCCCCTCATCCACGACGGCCCGACCGGCTTCGGCTCTGGGCCGCGCACCCTCTTGTCGGACATGCCCCAGATGAGGCCGCGCAGGTTGTTCAGGATGTTCGCCATGAGCACGCGGTCGCCGTCCCACCACGCGTCCGGCTCGTAGCTGACGCGCCACCTGCACGACGGCGGCAGCTGCTCGCAGAGGGAGGCCACGAAGGGGGCGGGGTAGCGCCCCTCCATGGCCTCGTCCACGCAGATGCCGTACGTCTCCATGAGGTCGGCCCGCAGCTCGTCGGGCCGCTCGCAGATGAGCTGCGCCAGCAGCATCAGTTTTTTGGCATGTCCGCCTTCACGGCCTCCGCGACGAAAGCCATCGCGTCGTTGCCGGTTACCTCCTCGCCGGGGCGCGCCGCGGCGAGGGCGGCGACCACGTCGCCCATGTTCGGGCAGACGGCGCGGTAGTAGCCGATCTGCGTCACGTAGCGCTGAGCGGGCGTCAGGTCCGTCCGCTGCATGTCGGCAGCGGCGACGAGCCCGTCCCAGGAGCGGGCGTAGGTGCGGTCGATGAGCACCTCGATGCCCTCGTGCATGATGGTCGCTACCTCGTGCGCCGCCTCGTTCGCGGCGCCCTTCGCCTCAGCCATTCGTGGCCTCCCTCGTCGTGTCCCCGTACGCCTACTCCACGTGCGCGGTGTACTCGTGCATGGTCTTGCCGTCCCCGAGCGCGAGGCAGTTGAAGGTCAGCTCGCGGCCCTCGAAGTCGGTGCCGTTGTAGGTCGCGTCGCCGATGTTGGTGAGCTGGCCCTTGAAGCACAGGCGCTGGACGGCGCTCGCGAACGGGACCATCTCGATGACCATGTGCACCGGCTCGAGCGTCTCGCCGTGGTGGGACACCGCGATCGCGCCGGTCTCGGTGTCCACGGAGACGTTGTCCTCGCCCCACATGGCCTTCAGGACCGTCTCGTTGAGCTGCACGGGTGTGAACTTGATCTGCTCGGTGCGCTCGGACTTGAGCGTGCGGACCTCGGCGAGGCCCTCCCACACGCGCAGCGACTTGGTGGTGGAGGACTCCGAGAGCGTGGGGCCGGCGTCGCTTGTGAAGCCTATGCACTTGAAGCCCTCGCCCAGCGCGGTCGTGGCGTCGGTCGGGAGCTCGACGGTGGTCGGGGCGATGAAGATGGCCCCGGTCACCTTGCCGGAGCCTACGGCCACCTGGGTGGCGTCTGTGTTGGTGTTGGTCGGCATGTGCCGCCTCCTTGTCTGTCGTGCCCTAGATGGCCAGCTGGCAGGCCACGTCCAGCACGAACTGCCAGCGCGGCCTCCTGGTATCGGGGTCGTTGTGCTTGTAGGGCCCTGCGTTGGGCCTGACCGAGTGGATGCCTGCCGGCGGCTGCTCGGTGAGCAGGCGCAGGCGCGCCTCGTTGGCAATCGCCTCGGCATCCGCCCCGGTCGTGGCCCAGCACTGGACCGCCATGATGGGGTGGTCGACCATCGAGCTGGCGCCGCCTCCGGTGCGCTCGACGGTCACGAACTCGCCGGGCATGTCGCCCGGCACGTCCATCGAGGCCTCGTAGCCCATCGATCCGAGCCACGTGACCATGGCCTCCGTGACACTGAACGCTCCCATGGCATCATCCAATCGACTTGAGCAGGGTGTTGTTCTGCGCGTTGTCGCGCATCGCCGAGTAGTTGGCCGTGTGGACGATGCCGACCGGCATCCCGTGGTGCGTCTCGACGCTCGCCCCATACGCCGCAGGCGTGTTGCCCACGGCAGGGCTCTTGTGGTCGCGGTGGTAGAGGCCGGTGCGGAAGGAGCCGCCCAGCGCGTTCGCCTGCGCGAGTATGCGCTGGGTGGCGGCGTCCACCTCGGCGGCCGTCTCGGGCGCCCTGCTCATGTAGCGCCACAGCGCGTCCGCATCGATGCGGACCTCGACGCTAGCCATGGGTGGCCTCCACCTCCACGGGGCGGTTCCAGCGCGTCGGGCAGTTCCCGGCCATGTAGGGGCGCGGGTCGCCGACGACGCGGTAGCCGCCCTCGTTCGCCCAGGGCTCGGGCAGCTCCACCGCGCAGCCCTCCAGGGAGGCCTCGTAGGCCTTCGGGAAGTGCAGGGTGTAGGCGACCGTCACCCCCTCGGGCCTCGACGCGTCAAGCTCCGCGGTGGGGCCGGGCTGCACGAGCACGTCGGGGACGACCTCGCGCACGGGCTCGCCGTACGCGGGGTTCCCCAGGCGGTCGCGCCCGGCAGGCGTGGGGCGCACCACGGTCACGGTCACCCCGCCGATCATTCGTCATCGCCTGCCAGTGGCAGCCACCCGGCGCGCCCGTTGCCGATGCCAAGCATGTCGAGCTCGCTCGGCAGCAGCTTCGCCGTGCCGTAGCTTGACTGGAAGGTGTACTGCTCGGAGTAGGAGCCCGCCGTCACGCCCATCTGGGTCACGCCCTGCATGACCTGCGAGTCGCCCGCGGGCATGAGCCTGTTGGCGACGGAGCGGCAGACGCGCATGAGGCTGTCGGCGAGCTCATCGTCCGGATCGGACAGGTCGAGGCCGGCAGGGCGCGCCGCGCGGCGGATGGCCGCGCTCGCGTCGTCGAGGCACTCGGAGAGGAGGTCCTCGTCCTCGACGGCGCCGAAGCGCGCCTCGTACTGCTCGACTGTGGCGAACGCGGCCGGCATCGCTCTACTCCTTGGTAACGTGGACGGTGTAGGTCTTCTCGGCGGTGCCGTTGGTGACCTTGACCGTCACGACGTTGTCGCCCGCGGCCCACGTCGCGGCGCTGCCGCTGTTCACCGTCGTGGAGCCGTTCTTGATGACGGCGGTCGCACCGCTGTCCTTGGCGGTGACGGTGATGTTGTTGGTGGCGTTACTGGTGGTCGCCGAGTACTGCGTCACCGCCGGGGCGAAGGCGGGGACAAGCTCGAGGCTGCCGATGCTGAGCGCGGACAGGCTGGCGTCCTTGACGTCATCGGCGGAGGCGTAGATGGTGCCCTTGACGATGAAGTCGAGGACCTCGGGCAGGAAGTCCGCGCCGACCATCGCGTAGGTGTCGGCGGAGCCGCGGTCGTAGTCGGGCACGTGGTGGATGCCGATGAGGCCGAGGCTGTCCACCTCGTAGGAGAGGCCGGCGTCGCCCAGCGTGGAGAAGTCCACGCCGCGGATGTGGATGTTCTCGGCCGGGGTGCAGCGGACCTGACCCTCGGGGACCTTGTTGGTGACGAGGATGTGCTCCACGCCCAGGAAGTCCTTGAGGTAGGTCATGCCGAAGAGCGTCTGGGTGGTGACGTTCGCCTCGGCGAGGTAGTCGGCGATGTCGTACTGGTTCACGAAGAACACGACGTCGGCGGGCTCGTCGCCGTAGGTCTCCATGACGTCCTGCAGGGTGGCGGCCATGCGCGCGAGCGTCGCCTTGAGGCCGACGCCGTAGGCGGTCGCCGTGCCGTTCTCGAGGAAGACGAAGAAGTCTCCCATCACGCTCGTGCGGAGCTGCTGGTGGAACTTCTTGTCGGTCTTCTGCACGGAGACCTCGAAGCCGCCCTTGAGGATGGCCTCGGCGGTCGTCTGCTTCTTGTAGCGCTTGATGCCCATCTCGCCCACGGGGATCTTCTCCACCTTGTAGCGGGAGAGCGGGGTGGTCTCGCCCTCGTCGGGCGTGTCGGAGTTCAGGGCGCCGGTGACCTTGTACTGGTACAGTGCCTGGCCTGCATTGGCAGTCTCAGCGGGGAAGAGGCCGAGGACCTCCTCGAAGCGGTCGAAGTCGTGGCGGAAGTTGTCCACGAACTCGATGTCGAGGCCGGTGCAGACCTGGGCGGTGGTGATTGCGTTGTCCTGTGCTGGCATGCGCGTTCCTCCTTACCGGAACAGCTCGGGGTGCTCCGCGCGGGCGCGGATGCGCTCGCGCGGGTCCTTGATCTTGCGGATGTCGTCGGCGGTGATGGCAGGCTTGCCGGTCCCGCTGTCGTCGACGTTGGGGTACGCCTTCGCCTTGATGGCCTTCGCGACCTCGGCCGCCTGCGCCGCGAGGGCCTCCTCGTCGGCGCCGTCGAGCATGGCCACGAGCGCCACGGGGACGCCGCTGTCCGCGGCCACCTTGGCCACGAGCCTCGAGCGTTCCTCAGCGGCTCTCAGGCGGTCGCGCTCGGCCACGACCGAGTCGTAGTCTGCGTGGGCCTCCGCCTGGGCCTTCAGGTCGGCGTAGTCGGCGTACTTGGCGCGCTCCTTCTGGCGGGCGTCGCCCACCAGGCGGTTTACCTCCTGCTGAGTGAAGGTGCGCTCCTGGCCAGACTGGTCAGCTGAGCCAGTCTGGGTCGTGCCCCCAGTATCCTGGGTGTTGTCGTCGGCCATCTCGGCCTCCTTCCCCGGCCCCAGCCGGTGTCGGTGCGGCGGTTGACCGCCCGCCGCATTGCGTGGGCATGAAAACGGCCCCTCGCGGGGCCTGATTCGAAATGGATGCGGCCCCTCTCGGGGCCGCGGTTGGGTTAGCTGGGTTCCCTTTGATGAATCCCTCTAAGCAGATTCTAGAGCAAGGATGATACCATCGCCGTCGGTAGACCATCTAACGAAAGCGAAGCAATCGCGCCAATTCTCGCGGTTGTCATCGTCAAGAGGCCACAAAGCCTCGAAAGCATCTGCTTTCTCAGTCGGAATGATCCATCCAGACAGATCAGTTGCAAAAAAGTCTGGCTCGTCGACGCATTTGCCTTCGCCGCTATCGACAAAAAAGACGGCGTCGTTCTTCTCCGCGAACTCCTGGACCAAACGGAAGAAAGATGCCTCATTGCTGTTCCTGCATGTACCGAAGCCACGCATCTCTAATGAGGCCATTTGTGTTCACCCCGTTTTCCACAATCGTCACGTAGTCCAATCCATTGGCCCATACTATAGCAGCATCGTCGCCCGATATGAAATAATGAGCAGGTAGATATCCGACTGCACGCCACTTGCCATCAAGCACCACATCAGGGTTTTCAAGCATATCGAGCACTAGACCCCTTAATATGAGCCTGTCCTGTTCAATATACGGATCTAGTCCCCATTCCCGTGCGTGCGGCCTCGTCTTGTCACCAAACTGGCCCTTCTTTATCGTCACGCCGCCTATTTGAGTCTCGTGGGTCGCAAAGAACTGTTCGTTGCTGAGCCTTGCGGAGTCGATACCTATGTGACTCGCACGTTCTATGGCTATTTCGCGCTTCCTATGCCTATGCTCTTCGCTTTGCCAGAACGGCTGGCGCTTTTTGCTCGGAGCTCCATCGACAAAGCCAGCACCTTTTCGCTTCTGAGCGCTCGGTACCATTGCGCTCTTAGCTGCTTCCTGCTTCCGCTCGGCGTACAACTCGCGACGTCGTGCGTTGATGGCCTCGCGTATCTCTGGGTGTTCCTCTCGATGCTTGTAGCAGTCAAGGTAGTAGTCGGGATCGTAGCCCTCGACCTCTGGCCTTGCCTTGTCCCAGCTTGGGATTACGCGGCAGTCGCAGTTGGCGTGTGCGTGAGACGCGACTTCCTTGCCATGGTATTTAAACCCTCGGCTTGCGAGCATGATGCAGAACTCGCATGTCTCGGGACCGGTGGGAACGCGAGCCCAGCGCGGCTTCCGTGGGTCCCTCCGGGCGTTGTGCTCGACGCATCGGTTGGCCGCAAGACGTGCCTCTCGATCCACCCTGTCGACGCACCTGCCCACGAACGTCTCGACGGGCTTGCCGTCCACGAGGTCCTGCGCGAAGGCGCGAACGGCGCCCTCGGTCACTTTCGGATCGTATTGTGCTGAGACCACTGCCTTGTATTCGTCGGCGATTCCGAACTGAGCCCTCAAACCGTCGTAGAAGTCGGCAGCGAGGCGGGCCGCCATGGTGGAAGATGCTCCGCAGCACGACTCCATGATGGCTACCACTTGCTCGCGAATCTCCGTGACGTCGAGGGACCAGTCGACCTCAGCCAGCCGAGACTCAAGCTCTCTGCGGGCCGTCTCACAGAGCGTATTGAGGCTACTGCTGTACGCCTCCACGTAGCTGCGCGGGATCCGCATTGCTTCCTCCGAACATTGCGCTTATTGCCGCGTTTGTGGCGGCCCTGCTCTCGTCGCTCTCCAAGCGCGCGATGGTCGCGGCGTCGAAGCCGAGCATCTCGCGGCCCACCGACGACTTGCCGAAGCCGTCGTCAACGCCGCTCACCACCTGGACGAAGTTCGCCCTCGCGTTGAGCGACGGGATGGTCGGGTTTGCGAAGTGCGCGGACACCGACCTCTGGTGGTCGGTGAGCTGCTGGGTGCTCACTCCCTCGTTCACCGCCAGCGCGCACATGGCCACGCGGCGCAGGGTCCACTTGTCAGCGGCGATGTCGTCCTCCGCCACCAGGCAGATGTCCTCGCGGGCCGCCTGGATGGCGTCGGCCGAGCTGGGGTTGTCCGTCGTAATGCCCAGGCTCGCGAGCGGCACGCCAGATGCGCCTGAGACCAGGCTCGCCAGCATGCGAAGGCTCGCTACGTACGGCTCCGGGCTCGCCGCTGTGAGCTGCGTGAGGGTCGGCGTGCCGTCGGCCTCGTTGGTGCCCGCCAGGAGCATGCGGTCGTTGTACACGGCGTCCTTGCCCTTGGCCATGAGCGCGTCATACTGCGCGTCCGACAGGCCGAGCAGCGCCCTCATGGGCTGGCTGTACACCGAGGCGGCCACCTCGTGGTTCCACAGCACGCGCACCGCATCCTCCGTGTAGCAGCGGATGGCGCGCGTGATGCGGCTCTTGCCGAAGGGCCGCTCGCCCGATCGCTTGTGCACGAACGCGAAGAACATGGGGTCGCGCTCTGGCACGGGCACAGCCTCGGCGCGCCAGTGCGCTTGGTCGAGCCGCCTGATGACGGTCACCATGCCCGGCGTGTAGAGGTTCACCTGCGTCGGCACGGGGCCGCCCGACCACCGTGTGCGCTCGACCCTCGCCACGCACATGCCGGCGCCCACGACGCCGGGCCTGCGTTCGGGGTCGGGGAGGGCGGCGGCATCGAGGGCGTTGTGCATCCGCACCCTCACGCCGTTGGGTGTGTTGTTCACCGCGCAGAACATGGGACCATGGACGAGCTTCGACGGCAGGAACGAGGCGTACTCGTTGATGACGTTCGACGCGTCCATGATGGCGTCGAGCGTATCGTCCGAGCCGTCCTTCGTGACGAACGACTCGAGGCGGATCCGCTCGGCGAGCTTGTCCACCACGGCCTCCGGCCAGTAGCAGACCTGGTCGTTCTCGAGCTGCTTCGCCGATACGCGCTTGCCTCGGTCCTCGACGACGATCTCGCCGTCGTAGTACCTCGATAGCCTGAGGTTCCTGCTCGTGTTCGCGGCCCCGACCGTGACGAGCTGCTCGATGGTGGGGCGCAGGTCAGAGGGCAGGCCCTCGGCGTCCCTGATGCCGGTGAAGCCGATCATCCGGCCCTCCCTTCCGTGTCGATGTTCCTTGCCGTCCTCGCTGCCAGGAGCGCGAGCGCCGCGCTCTCGATGGGTGCGCACGGCACATCGGGCCCGTCGTCAGCACCGACCCCGCTCCGGCCAACCTTGCGCCGGCGCGACATCCTTGCCGACTCGTCTAGAGGCTCCTGCTCGATGTGCGCAACGGCGTGCTCGCGTACGGCCGCGGTGAGCATGGCGCAGGCGTCGATGTAGTCGACCGTGCTGGCCACCGACACGCGACGCTTGCGGATCCTCAGTGCACGGGCGCGCTCGGCGAAGTCTGCCGCGCCACTCTGCCCGTCCACAACGACGGCCGTCAGCAGGCCCCTGTACTTGTCGACCCACGCCAAAGCGGCCTCGGTTCCCTGCCTCGTCTCTGCCAGCCCCACGAGCTCGACGTACGGCACGCCGGCGTCGGGCACGACGCACACGCTCCACGCGACCAGCTCGCCATCGAGGCTGAACTTCACCCCGAGCGCGGCCTTGCCGTCCTCGGGTCCCAGCGACGCCTCCCTCGGCACGAGGCAGGCGTCCCAGTCCTTCGGGTCCAGGAACGTCTTCTCTGCCTTCGCCTTCGGCAGCCAGTAGCCCAGACGCTGCTGCGCGAAGGTCAGCGGCTGCCGGTACAGGCCCAGCTCGACGTTAGGCGCGCTGGGCTGCAGGTTGAGCCCCATGGCCGGGTTGACGCGCCACCATACGTCCTCGTCAAGGTGGTTGCCGAACCCGTCGTCGCCCTCGGGCATGAGGTCGTTCACTGACCACTCCGAGAGCGACACCAGCCCGTGCTCGCCGGAGTCCTCGCCCGAGACGATCGCCTCCCGCATGCTCTGGAACACGTCGCCCTTGCTGTCGGGCGTGGGCGGCGTGCCAAGGTAGACGAACTGCGAGTTCTTGAGCGGCGCCGACGAGGACGTGGAGACGAACGCCTTCTGCTGCACCTCGGTGAGCTCCTGCGCCTCGTCGCCCATGATGGCGTCGACGGTGAAGCCGATGCTCGCGCTGTTGGTCCTCGTCGAGAAGTAGACCACCCCTCCGCCGTACTCGGGCTTGAAGAAGATGGCCTCCTTCGAGATGGCCTTGCGCACCGACCTCACCATGCGGTTGAGGTGCGGGTACTCGCACTTCGGGTCGTTGGCCTTGGTGCCGTAGTAGTGCTGCATGCGCTCGAAGATCTCGACCGCTGTCGAGTACTGGTGCGCCGAGTAGAGGATCCTCTCGCCCTTGAACGAGAGCCCGGCCTTCTTGCGGATGAGCGGCAGGACCACGACGCCCCAGTCGATGCGCGCCAGAGCCAGCTCGGTCTTGCCGTTCTGGCGGGGCACCTCGAGCAGGTTCCTCGGATGCACGTAGCGCAGGCCGGGGCCAAGCGCCAGCCAGTCGTCAAGGACTGGCAGCTGCCACGGGTTGAGGGTCACGCCCTTGTAGATGCGCTCCCACTCCGCCATGTAGCGGCCCATGGTCACCGAGAACGGCGACGCGACGTGGAAGGTCGGCTCCTGGCAGCCGATGCGCTCAGGCATCGGGCGTCATCGCCGCGAGGGACGAGAGGTCTGGCATGGCCGCGAGCAGCTCGGCCATCGGTCCCGCCACGTCGGGCTCGTCGGCGTCGGCGAGGGCGTTGGGGCCTGCCTGCAGCTCCGCGATCTGCCGGAGCGTCTCCCGGTACTCGCGCGAGAGCGGCGGCAGGCTGCGTGGGCCTGCGTCCCTCAGGGCCGCGTACTGCATGTCGCGCAGCTCGTAGAGCCGGCGCAGCTGCTCGTTCTCCGCGGGCGGCGACTCTTCGATGCGCTCCACCGCAGCGCGCAGGTTCTCCCGGCCCGACCCCTCCGTGAGGCCCAGGGCCTTCACGTGGTTGAAGACGGTGCTCTTGGATACCCCGCAGGCCTCGGCCATCTCCCGGTAGCTCATCGTGCCGAAGTGCTCTTTGATGAACGTGTCCAGACTGGGGGAAGAACCAATATTGCTCAAGGTATGGACACCTCCCCAAAGGTTCCGAGAGAAAAGGGCACT